CTTACATACGAGGAAACGGATTGTCCCTTCGCCATTACTTACGAGCAAATTTATCCAATGAGGTAAACCCGAAACAACCAAGAGTCAAAACCAAAACGGCATTTACCAATCCATCAGATGGGCCAATTGTTTGGGGGCTGAAGGAATTAATCACCAGCATAACCAAAAGAGTCAAAGCACCCAACAAGCCAATAAAGCGTTTAGAGCTTACGGCATCCCCCTCACTCAATAAGTTTTTAATCCAATTCATTTCAGTTGGTTTTTACGAATCTTAATCTCAAGGTATGTCTTATAAATCAGAAACGCAGACAAGACAATAGCAAACACCGAAGCCAATCCCGACAACAAAGGATTGATGTCAATGGTAACCCAACTAATAATTGTTGAGAGGAAGGTAGCCCCTACTGATTCAGTTCTTGTCATCACTCAACGGGAGGTGTTGGTGGTTGACAATAGGCCGCCGATGGGTTCGCCGCACAATAGTCCTTTGCGTACTGCTCGGCCCATCCCGCGAAGATGTGTACGCCACAAGGTTCGGGCCATACAACATACGATGCGAATGATGTGGTGGCGGGTTGGTCAGTCCATAGGATGTCAACGGCATACTTTGGTGACTCCACCTCACAAACGCGGTTGCCTTCGGCATCCGTTCCCCATTGTGTGCAAAGGTGGCCTAATTCTACCACCGCGATAACTTTGGAGGCATCCCAATTAGTGTTGCCCTCGTCATCGGTGGTTTCAATCTTGGCCTTTGCAGTAGCCCATTGTGTGGGCGAAAATTCATATTTGCGTAGTTTCATCTTCTTATGCGGTTAAGGTTGCAAGGTCTGCGTTGGAAAGGCGGGTCTTGAAAAGAATTATTTGTTTATCTACCATCGTTTCAAGTTGAGTAATGGCGGAAGGGCTCTGTCCACCCACTACTAATTCCGACGTTGCTGGAATTGTAACAGCCGAAGAACTTGAACCAACTAAATTACCATTCAGGTACAACGCAAATGAACCACTTTTATAGGCCATTGCTAATTTATTTGTGCCTACCGTGAGCGCAGTGGATGAGAACACAGAAACGGAAGTACCTGCTCCAGTATTGTTAACATATAAACGTGAAAGGTTTCCGCTTCCAGCTTCATTTAACCCAAGAAACATATAGTTTGATGTAGTGCCATCGCTTAAAATAATTCTGCTAACACTAGTTGGGTTTAATTGAAGCGTTTGAAATTCCACAAAAATAGTTCCCTCCGTTTGCCCAATCAAAGAAGAAATACCCGTTTTAGAAGCAGCATCGGCCACACGAGTCACCGCAGTTGATAGGGTGTTGATATACGAGGTGGCGTATGCTCCGATTTCCAAAGAGAAACCCCAAATGTAGCAACTATTAGTAATACCAGCCGCAGCCAATTCATACCACCCGCTACCGCCGTTTACGCTGGTTCCAGTTACGCTAACACGAAACCAACCATTTCCGTAATCCTTTACCTTGCCGCTTATGTTTGTAAATGCCCCAGCTGCCCCGCTATAAGTTGCGGTTTTTGCTACTACATTAATTTGTGCGGTAAGTCCACCAACCACACCATCCGACATATTAAAAGTCAAATTTTGTCCGCTTGTGAAATTATTATTTTTCACGAAAACGCTCATTGTATAGGTGGTCGCAGCCGCTACGGCTTGACCTCGCAAAATGTAGCCATTCGTAGCGTCAAACTTTAACAAGTCAGCGTTCACATAACCATCGGGCGATGTGGAATTGTTAGAAGTTATTGTTACTCCAACCTTTGCGGAAAATGCGTTATTTATATCCTCGCTGAATGTAATGGCGTTTGTGCGCTGGGGTTCCAAGAGAAGCGAGGGACAAGAAGCCCCCCCCGAATAGTCAAGGCGAGGCAATCCACTCACGGGGCCTACGCTTACCGCTGAAGATGTGGTCGCGATGTAGTCGGTTGGGATGTCTCCCGTTTCTACTTGGGCTGCTTGGATGAAAATAGAACCAGATGAACTTGCAATATCATCGGCTTCGGCTGGATAAATACGGAATACTCCGCTTGAACTTGAATTATTTATTGAAAGCCTATACCATCCGTTTCCGATTGACTGAACACTATATCCACCACCTCCGCTTGAAACTGCTCCCGTTGATAGGTTCAAGTAGCGGTATGATGTGTCGTATTCAATAGCGCACCAAGTTGAAGCGTTGGCTTTTACATAAATGCTTAAAGTGTTAGATGCGCTTGAAAGCGTACTTAAAGTTTGGCTAACACGACCGCTTGGTGCTGATTTTGTTAAGAGCCAAGCATTATTCGTTCCATCGTACCCAGATTGTCCACCAGTAACTGTTGCGCCCGTTTTAGTCCAAGAGGCGTTGCTAAAATCGTTTGACTGCAAAGCAAGATTTTCACGAACTTTCTCCACCAAGCCCGAACTATTGACACGGGTCGCGCTTGAGGCTCGGCTGAATGTCAAATCGCCCGAACCATCTATCGGTTTAACACTATATACTTTTTGGTCTTTATAGCCACTCGGAATCATTACGAGTGAGGCATCATCAAAGAAACTCATCAGTTCAAATTGTTTAATTGTTCAATGAGGCATTGTTCTCCATCTATGGTAGCCCCGTCATTTGTCATGCGTAAAATAAATGTGTCCCAAACCTCAGGGTAGTTGTCTTCACCCAAGTCTTGAATAGCTGCAACTAAGCAATAATAGCCTTCTAAAGTGCCTCCATCAGCTTCTACTCTATCTCTAAATTCCTCAGCAATTTTGTTGGAAGGAGCAAAGCAAGCTGGGGCAGCAAGGTTCTGAATGGAAAGTGTAGTTCGGTCTACATCCCCCCACCAGCTCTCGCAGTAAATAGCTCCCCAGTTAATTAAATTACTCATCTTTTGCTTCTTTCTTTAGAAATAACTTTAGTTTCAGGATATTGTTATCTTTTGGCCTATACGCCTTTTTACAATACCCAGCTGCTGAAGTACGAGTCTTTGTCAGGGTAGACATCTTCGTTTGTATTTGTATAGTATTCAGGGAACTTCGTAGAGGCGTGAAAGCTCATGTAGTCAATAAACCTCCGTGTGTAGTAGTCGGCAATCTTCTGCTCTTTGGCAATTAGAAAATCTACCTCTTCCTTGTCTACATTGTCTGAGTTTTCACTGCTATGCTTGTAAACCCCCTTGTTGGCAATGGTATAAGCTGCGAAAGGCAAATACTCCACCATAGCGAAATGAATCAGCATGGGCTGGACATAGCTCGTAACCAAAGTCAGGTAGTCCCCACTCAGGCTGCTGGTCAGAATGTCGTTTGAAATCTTGTTATACAACTCAGTACCCAAGAAATTTTGAATGTGTATCTCCTGAGCAATCTTAATAAACTGGATAAACTTATCAGTGTCCACATTACCACTCATGGCGGTATTGCGTACTATATCCTCTCTCTTTACAAATAGTGCAGTTGCCATATCACTTCAGCCAAGCTGGGGGGTTTAAATATCCGTAATCTTGCATATCTCTCGGAGCCATTGCCACCTCCTTAGGGTTGCGCTCAATCCGTGCCTCAGAACGCAAGCTAGGGTCAAGGGCAGTAATCATTCTTTGGGCTTCAGCAACTCCAATACGCTTGTTATTCTTTCTCAAATAAGTTTGGCGTACCCAATAGTGCTGGCAGAACGGGCCACCCTTATAAAACCAAATGTCATAGGTAGCAGACCCATTCGGGCCAAAGCCAGCGTTCACTGCTCCAGCATCCTCAATATCCTCCTTGCGGTAAACCCTATTGGCTCTTTCCATCATAGAGCAGAAATCACGGCTCTCACCCTTAGCATCGTTAGTGCTGGCATATTTGTAGCGCACCTTAATAATGCTCGTATCTTGCTCAGAGGTTTCGCTTGGGCTTGAAGGGATAACACTAGCAAAACTCCAAAGGGCATCATGCACATCCTCACGCTCATAGTCAACGGGTCGCTCATCAATAAGCTCCCACTCTTCATCTATATCCTCACCCATAGCAATTAAGCTCTCTGCAATGCGGATTTTAAGCTCTTCCTCTTGTTTGCTGAAACGCTTTTGGTCTTTGACCTTTACGCCAGTTTCCTCTTCAATCACCTCTGCATCTCCCACCTTCATCTTGCTGAACTCTAGTGGTCGGAGGGTCTTAAAGTATAGGTTGAGTGAAATATCGTTATAGGCCAAAATCTCATTGAGGGCATCAATAACCACCTCTTGCATCGGCTCAATTACCGTGTTCTCAAAAAGAGCTGAGGCAGTTTCTAGCTCATTGGCATTATTACCCAGCCCGCTATTGTCTTTAATACCCAAGAGCATCGGTGAAGTAACGCGGTGAGCTACCATAAGCTTACGCATTGACTCATCAGCCAAAAACTGGTATTGGTCAGAGGCATCTGAAAGCTGCACTGGCTCAATCGTAGCTGCAAGCTCCTTGTTATCATTAAACGCCAAGATGAAACGACCAGCATTTGAGCTTCCGCTAAATTTCTCAGCAATACGAGCCTCAATAAGGTTACGCTCTTCCTCCGTTGGAACTCCGTTATTCATGTTCAGGAGCATTGACGGGGCGAGGCCGTTTTGGATGTTGTTGATATGGTAGTTGGCTACCTCTTCTTCCAGCTCGGCATATTGTAGACCTCCCTGATAGTCAACTGGGGAGTAGTAATAGTACCCAGCGCGGTAAGGCTTCACATACAATACCTCAATAGCTTCCTCACTATACCCAAAAGCTGGAATACGCAGCGGTGTTTCTTTCCGCGCAGTTACCTCTTTCCAGTCCTTAGCATAGTAATAAGCCTCTACCTCTCCCTCTTCATTGCATTTCTCAGCGCGTAGGGTTTCAATAGGCAAATGGTCTACCTGAACGATAGTGGTGCGGTCTTGAGAATAGATAACCTGAATAGCGCACTGGCCCATCATTTTATAGTCGCTCAAAATTCTGCGTAGGCAATTCTTTGAGAAAAGGGCTTTCATCTGAGCATACTCGTCAGGCTTTCTATTTGAGTCCGTAGCATCAATACCGCGACCATACAAAAGCTCTACGATGCCATTGATAACGGCATTATTGGTAGCTGACCCGTTATATCGGTCAATGAGGTACTGGAAGTAATTATTATCCTCCCCATATTCTACCCATTCTTTGCCCTGAACCTCCTTAACGGCTGGGGCAGTATAAGAGCTTAGGTTTATTACTCTGATATTGCTCATAATACTATAAATTCATTGTCGTAACTATTCTCAGTTACATATTCATTCTCATTCACCGTGTACTGCTTTAGGTCGGTTTGTGAAGTGCAATATACACGACCCCGATAAATTACCTGACTACCTAAAACCACTTTAATAACATAAAAAGTAGCCTCATCTACATCATAGGTATAGGCTAGGCTCATATATCCAGCACTCTCAGTCACCGTAGGGCTAATTGTAGCCGTTGTATTGGTGTCTTCATTGGTTAGGTAGATAGTCAGACCATCTAACACATTTAGAGCTGCCTGAACGCAAGAACCTGAC